TTTTAATTATAGTAGCTAAAACACCTGTAGATAAAACTCCATCATCTACTTCAGTGTAGTTTCTAATATCATCTTGCAAGTTGGTTAAAGTATATGCCACTATCTAATAGCCTCCTGGCAATCCGGACAACGAAATTTATATTTTGAATGGTTTTCACAATGTCCAACCACTGGAACTTCTGGTTCTTCTTTTTTTAAATATAACTCAGCATGAGGATCCATTTCTTCATCTTTGATTCCCATCCAAGCTTTTATCCATTTTTTAATTAATTTAATCATGCTTGTATTGTTATAGGTCCTACTGAACACCCATAACCTCCTCCTTTTATTTCTCCACTTGTAGCAGTATTTGTGTCAACTGTAAAAAAGAAAAAATTATCTGTTAAATAACTACTTGATGCATCTCTTGCACCACTTTTATATTTACCTGTTCTTATAGTATAACCTGCTGCTTTTTCAATATTTGATCCAGATATGCCATCAAAGTTAGGAATTGAAGCATATGCAAAAACAGGATTTGTTGAAGTTCCTGTGCCTGGAGAAGTTGTTGGCGCTCCTCTAAATCTATATGTTGTACTGTCAGTTAAACCATGACCTGGTGCAAAAACATTTATAATAGCTGAACCTGCTTGATATGTTTCGAAAGGATTGTTTGGTAATCTTACGGTTGTTGCTGGTTCAGTTCTATCTGTTCTTACATTTAATAATGCAACACCATCTGGACTTTGTGGTTTTGGTTCCAATTGTGGTTGTTTTGGTTCAAACTCTGTGTAATGTACAAAAGAACCATTCCATTCTCTAACCATTTCTCTGTACGGAAACTCCATACCAGATCTATCTGATATTGCTTTTGCGTATTTACCTGTTGCGTATTTAGCCATTATGTACCTGGATAATAAGTTTTAGGTGATATGTGAGTACTAGAATCAGAACCATCTTCTGCTAATGCTCTTTGAAATTCCTCTTCGTAAACTAATTTCATTGGTTGAATTAATTGTGGAGCATACTTCATAGATAAATAATATGCTAAACCAGAAACCATGCATGGTACAAATCTAAACGGTAGATCCGTTGCATTAGTATATGCACCTGCATCTTGAATTCTTTTGATATAATAAATGTGCATATCTTTTGATGCACTAGTTGAGTCTGGTGTTGGATAAATACTAATACTTACGTGATCTATAAATCTTTGTACCCAATATTGATTGGGTGTTCCTTTAGATAGTTTGTTTGAAAAACCTGCATATACAGATCTATCAACTTTAGACATGGGACTATCTGATTGTGTAGTTTGAGTTCTATTAGATCTTAATTGTGCTTCAAGGACATCGGACATTCCATAGATGCCATTAGTTGGAGTAGTTGTTGCACTTGTACCATCTGAACTTGCTCTGAAAAATTTATATTCTGCTTGACCTTCAATTAAATCAATGTTCGTATCAGCTATTTCCCAATAGTGAATACCTCTATTGCCCCATTCTTGAAGCATTATATTTAATGATCTTCTTGAAGATTTTAATTGATAACCTGTTACGTTTTGAATACCTAATCTTTCAAAAGCTTCCTCTATGATTTGATCAATAGAAAAAGTTTTATCAAAAGTATGTGTACCAGAGGTAGTGTTAGCCATTTACCCTCCTAGCCAGTATAACCAATAGTAAGCGATGTAGTGTTAGTCATAGTAGCATGGACACCATTTTCAAATCTGATTCCGTTTCCTGGAACATATATATCTAAACCTTCTGTTCCAAAATCAGCTTCGAAAACTTTGTCACCTGTACTACCAGATGAAATGTCTCTTAGAACCACTGTAGAAGAATCTACACCGTTTGCTTGAATGTAAGTTATTCTACAAGGACCTATATTCACTGATCCACCTGAAATAGTTTTAACCTGTCCTGTGCTTGCTATATTAGTAAATTTTTGATCTGAACTCATATTTTTCTCCGTTAAATTTAAGTGGGCCCGAAGGCCCACAATAAATTAATTATTATGCTTCTTTAGCAAATACACCTTGAACTGCAACAACTGTCCAATGAGCTGTTGAGTTTAAAGATGCACATACTATATAGTCACCAACTTTTGAAGTGGCTTTTGTATTAATGATATCTTTATCATCAGTTAAAGATCCAGCATACAAAATACCATCAGCAGCATTTGGACTAATTGTTAAAGTATTAGTTCCATCTGCACCTGTGTTTACGAAAGTAAAAACTCTTCCGATAGAGATTGCAGGTAAAGTAAATACAACACCATCAGTTGATGAAGTAAATGTCTTTCCAGAATCTGCGTTCGTAACAGTGTAGTTAGACTCTTTGTTTTCTAGGTTAAATCCAGTAACACCTGCTTCGTTAAACTTACCTTGCAGAACTGGTCCTCTAAACAATGTTTTTGCCATAGTATTATCCTCCTAGTTTTCCGAATACTGTCTCTAGGCCGTCGACTATACTCGTCAGTATTCTAATTAATTGTATAGTGATAAAAGTATATACTAGTTTTTAATAGAGTGCAAGAGAGCCTGTAGTGCGGAGTGGAATTTTCCAACGATGTAGCTTTTTATTAAGTAGCTACAGAAACTTCTGGGGCAGAATTATGTGCAGCTTTTGCTTCAGCCATTTTTATATGGTTTATGATCTCTTTTACTTTGTGATCAATCTTAACCATATTAAGAGTGTATCTTCCCTCACTCTTATGTTCCTGCTCCCACTTCTTGTCTAGAGCTTTTTTCTGTTGGTAAAGCTCCTGGATGTGGTTGTCCATCTATAACCTCCTCATAGGTTATTCGGTATTTACGAGTGTCATACATATCACCCGTATATTCCCACTTTATACTGTTTTCTCCAAGTTTGTCAAGGATTGCTTTTTCTAGTGATTGTGGGTTGTCCTCAGATAGAACATTAAATTTTGTAAGATAATTGTACGCAGATATTGTAACTAAAAATTTTTTCATAGGTCTCACCATTGTAATTTTAAATGGGGCCGTTTTAAGGCGGCCCCATAAATTAGGTTAATTACGCAC